ATTTTTATATGAAACGACGACATTATAGGGCATCTCGGTGATGTCGATAATCGTGAATGCATTATAATCCAAACCCACACCACGGGACGTATCAACACACATGCAATATATGTGTCCTTCTTGGGGCTTCTCATATATTTCAAGCCCGTCAAGATTCTTCCAGATAGGATCGACGAATGCCATCGCCCGCAACGAAGATGCAGAGATGAGCGTTGCCATAGAACCAATGAACTCACATTCGTACTCGATTCTAAACTTCTCCTCACCACCATTTTTACCACCCATGTTGGCAATTTCTTGCTTTCGCCATTCCTCGTCACGACCGGGAACAGCATTCCAATGTACTTCAATAGGCTTATAACTATTGCGGCCTTCTCTTGCCTCGATCCATAGCTTATAGTACATATTCATACCCTTGGGGGTCGATACGATCAAGACTTTAGTAGTCTTACCAGACGAAATCGTAGGGTATACCGAGCTAAAGAATTCCTCGGCAATCTCTTTGGGCACGTGAGCAAACTCATCAAGAAAAATCAGGTTATACGAACCACCTCGAATTGCAGGACCAGACGTAGCTGCTGCAATAATCTTTGAACCATTCTCAAGTTCAATGTTACTCTTGTTCCAGGCTTTAATACCCTGCTGTAACCAGCGAGGCATATGCTCATAAGCAAGCTGCAAACGAGACAGCAACTCGCGGGCGGTAGACAACTTATTAGCGAGAACCGCAACACTCATGTTCGGTTGAAACAGCACATACCACAGGATGTAACCGATGACCGTCGTTGACTTGCCCGTTTGTCGCGGGAACTTAGCAATCACGAATCGGTTATTGTGAATCAGGTCCACCAGCTCCCTCTGAAAGTCCCACATATTGAATGGAATCAGGCCACGGTCTAGCTGCACGATCTTCATGTAGGTTTCCATGAAGTACACAGGATCTTCTGAGCATTTCACATACTCACTGACCTGTTCTTTCGAGAACGCTACGTCTTGTCTTTGTGGTTTGAGATTAGGGTTGCCTAGATAGGCTTCTGGACCGGTCATTTACTATCACCCTGCGTCGGCAATTTGCCAGCTTTGTTCAACTTCAATAGTTCGTCAGTCGTGCCAACAAATACTGAGTTATTGACATCTCCAATATGAGAGGCTCTCTGATTAGAATTCTTGATATCTTGGTCACGCAAAGACTTCATATCTTTATGCAACTTCATTCTTGCTTCGGCTGCTTCAAGACTTACTTTGGCTAATTGACCTGCAACTTCATATGCTCTCGGCGCCTCGCTCTGATCTGCAACTTCTTTAATTTTGTCAAATGCATCTGCTGTTAGCTCTGCTACATCTGCTAGTTGTTTACGAATTGCTTCGTAGTCATCATTGATGTCCGGGTTCTCACCGGGAATTGCATAACCCAAAGCTAAAGGTTGTTCGTCGCGTACTATGATATCTGTTTCGATAACTTCACCTTCTACCGGAGTTGATACAGATACGATAGGTGCTACTGCTGGTTGTGTCTGAATAGATAGCTCCTCACTTATCTTTTCATCAACTGTTTTCTTTGTCTTTGTTTTCTTCTTCTTTGCCATTACTCGCATTCCGTAATAGTAACCATAGGTTCAAATGGATCACCCGGTTGAGCATCAAGTGGATCAGGCTCAACACATATTCTAGCATCCAAAGTACCATCAAACTCACGCAGATTTGCGATAACTTTGCGAATGATACCTTGCTCGCTGACCGCACCGAATATTTGTGCCTTCGCGGTAAACGTTAAAGTCCAGATGATAACCCTTCTCTCTTCCATAGTTCCCTCAAAATTATCTTCGATGGTGGTACTATTGAGAATAAAGGGTACGTCAACGCTGTCATATAAACCTTTGACTGACTTAATCGACACAGTAAATTCGGGGGTAAAGAATGGCAAGATTTGTTCTACAATCTGCAAGCCATCATTTTGTTTATCTACTATTATGTATAGAGCGAACTCTAAATCATAAGGAACAGGCACAAAGGTTGATAAAAGCGAATCAGGATTATTCGGATCACAAACTTTTCGCTGAGTCGTAGTGATGTGTTTACGCTGAGGATCATAACTAACATTGGTCAATTCAAAACCCATACGCGGCAAGCTCATCTGAACGGTGGTTTCCTCACCATCAAGCTGTACTCCTTGACGCAAACGTGCCAACCATTTCTCTTTCGAGGAATAGGATAAAGGCACCGTAAAACGCTGCTGCTCGTCAGGATCGTTCGGGGTACGCAACACTTGAATCTCATTGAATAGAGTACCGAAAACGAGAACTACGTTTCGAATAGCCTTGTGGTAGAAATGAGGCAGGTTAAGCATTACGGATCTCCGAACGGATTATCTTCACTAAAGTCGATGATTTTATCCGCTGCCTGCTGAATATCAAAGTTATCAGCACCCTCATCTGCTGGTACATTAGCAACCGGTGGAGCCCCATCGGTTTCAATTGTATGCAACACCGTGAGAGCTTCGTTCTCTACTACGTTACCATCTACAAATGTACCGACTACCTTATTTACGACCAATAATCTTTCATCTTTATCCCATGCAACCGCAATCGCTCGGGCTGTAGCGTTTGGTAAGTCCCCGACAGTAGGACTGGTGAATACCACTTCCCCTTCGTCGAAGTCGCCTGTTCCACCAACTGCAAACACCATCTGTGCCCCGTAACCCCGGTTAGGATCAACTTCGTCAATCTCTGGAATACCAGTGGCGAATTCTTCTTGTGCATAACGGAAGAGTTGTACTGTCATACGATATGTGTGTAGCTTTCCCAACTCGTAAAATGGATTCTCATGGTCAACGTGCTTAATCTCAAATAGTTTCTTCGTGAGGGGCCAATAAATCAAATCACCTTCACGGGGATGCTCAAGATGTTGCACTTGTTCCTGAAACCGTCGTTTTGCGGCAACAAAGAATGCTTCATCACGAATTTCAAGACCAAACTTGGCAAAGAATTCTCCTTCTCCACCGAATTCTTCAGCACCATCGACATACATCTCCAACCAATGGCCCTTATTGAATTCCGATTGCTGATCTTCACCATAGAGAAAATCTTCATTCACAACATCACGCGGCAGATATAGCATATCACTGCCGTGGATCTGAATAGTCTCTACAGTTAAATCCTCGATGAGATTTTGCTCTGATTTAACAGTTTCGTGATCGAAAAATGGGTTCGTGGGCATCTTGCACCAAAAATATTTGAAATCTTATCAGTTTTCTCTTGACTTCCTCTGGGGATGTGTTATCCTTGAGTGCCAACGATGATAAAGAGAAGAAAGGTTAGTATAATATTAGGACCAGATAGGCCTTAACCCATCAGAAAATCAGGAGGAAGACTATAACGAAGGTCTAGTTCCTCTTTCAGCTTTTCAATTTCCTCATCGGCTTGCTGCATCAGTTGCGTACCGTTGAAGGTAACACCACCGGGCATCGAGATCCCCTCAAACTTTGAGAGGTTCGAGCCCCATTGTCTTTTAACAAGGGCGGTGAAATATGCCTTAAGCCAGATGTCATTGAAAACTTCTGTGAACGCTTCTGGATCTATGACCACCCAAAGTTCAAAGATTAGGAATTGGTCAACTTGAACTTCCTCTTCCCAATTCATGTCAACAAAAATCTTGTTTGTAACCTTGTTGAAGCGAATCGACTTCTCAGGATTAAGCATTTGCTGTGCTAGTGACAACCATCTTCGCGTGATGTCAATGCTGGCTAAGTCCACACGATTGCCGAAGCCACCAAGTCCACCTAGAGTACCGATTTGACTCAAGCTGAAGCGGAATGGAAAGTTGAAAATATTGTTCACTGCCAGGTCATTAAAGACGAACAAACGAGTGACGCTCTGTATCGGATCTGGAGCGGGAACCCATCCGTTGTCGATGTCGTCCTGCGTCACCTGATGCTTTAGGTACACCTTGTCCACACCATCATAGTGATACTCTCGATACAACTGCAAGGCATCGTCGAGACGATCTTCCACTTGGTCGTCGTCAACATTGATCTCGATTACTGGGGCTCCCAGCTTTCGACGAGCGTAGTCGATAATCTTCTGTCTAGAATTCGGCGGTTGACTCGGACTAGGACTACCTGCTGGTTTTGTAAAAAAGGTATTAGGCATTAGGGATCCGCCTGTGCTACGAATTGTTTACCACGGATGGACTTCTGTCCTTCCTTCTGCATCCACAAATAATATGTCACACCGTCATCCAATAAGAACAATACTTCACCTGCACCGTCTGTCTGTAACGTACCAGCGATGACGTTCATACCAGCTTGGTCGCTGGTGATCCAAACATCAGCATCGGGTACTGGAAAAAGACTCGCAGGATCTTCGATCTTGATTGTGACCTGATCGGCACCTGAGCCAGCAGCCGTTCCAGGTAGCTGGGTTAGTGTTCTCTCCCAGAGATATTCTAGTGCTACCCGTGGACTAACGGAGTATGCAACCTTGAGTTGAACCTGATCCCCGAACACATAGGTTGCGGGAACAGTGAAGGTCGCTGCAAATTCTGAGGTCGTGACGGATACAACGGTCACGGTCACAGCACCGTCGTCTACGCCGTTATGAACCAAAGTGCCCACTGGAGTACCCGTAGGAGCCGCGACACTTTTATTTTGGTCTGTGGTGACGAATTGTAATACTACAGTGTCACCGGGTTTTACGCTGCTCATTTCCTATTCCTTTGGACAGAACATAGAGACAGCTTCGCTCCTTAGAACGAAGCTGATATTCTATTGTTATTTAGGGGAAATGGAAACCCTAAAATTGGATTATCCTACTTTACGGG